TGGAGGGTGTCCGAAAAGCACTCAAGGATGCAGATGGTGACCGAGAAAAACTGCGGAAGAATCTTAAGAAAACCAAGAGATTTTACAAAAGCAGACTCGGAGAGGTTGCTCGACTCGATCATTCTCTATATAATGTGGGAGAACAAACACAGGAGGGTGCCAATGGCGACGAAGGACCAGAAACTACGGGGGATGTCCCTACTAATTGAGTCTCTGCATAAACCTGATAGTCGTCTGCGAAGTTGTGCTCACAATCAAGAGTGCTACCACGAACTGCTGATGTATCGTGATGAAATTATCCAGTATTGCCAGAACCGTTTGCGGGAGATTGAAGCAGAATGATCAATCTCCACGAACGTTATGGTCACTATTTGACTACTGGGAGAAAGCACGACAGGATTGATGAGCGAGTTATCGCCTATGGATGGACAGATAATGGCAAAGACCTAACAGGGTATTATGTATTAACTGAGAATCATCGTCTTCTATATTCCATCAAAGGCGAATATCAGGGAATGGAACCCCTGGTTTGTTCAATTTAGTCGCATTATCATAACTTATAATGGTAATAACCGTCACTAACCAGTGGCGGTTTTTTGTATAAATAACATTTCGTAATGACATTACGATTTGTTACAGCACTTCAGGGGTTGACGAATTCTAGACGAGTGGTGTACAATACTTAAGCGGTCGGGAGTCGAACCGACCCATCATCTGCGGGTAACCATTCCGCAAGTAAATTTAACGAGGTAATTTCTAATGATCAAATCCGCATTCGCAGCTCTGGCTGCTGCTCCCCTTTTCGCTGGCGCTGCCCTTGCAGGTCCTTATGTGAACGTCGAAGCGAACTCTGGTTTCACTGGCGCAAACTACACTGGCACCAACATCGATACCCATATCGGTTATGAGGGTGCTCTGGGTGAGTCCGCTGCTTGGTACGTCCAAGGCGGCGCTACTATCGTTGCTCCCGACGGTGGTACTTCTGACACCGTTCCTTCGGGTAAGGCAGGTCTGTCTGCTGGTCTGAACGAGAACCTGTCTGCTTATGGCGAAGTCTCCTTCGTTGGCAGCGGTGTTGCTGGTGTTGACCGTTCCTACGGCACCAAAGCAGGTCTGAAGTATTCCTTCTGATCTTCTAGAGTAGACTAGAATATATATTGGGCAGACTTAGGTCTGCCCTTTTTTGTCACTGGAGAAATTATGGGTCCCAAAAACACAGTAATGTACACAAAGCAAAACTGCCCGTTTTGCACAAAGATCAAGCAACTCTATAAGATGAAGGGTTGGTCTTACAATGAACTGGTGCTCGATGTTAACTTCACCAGAGACCAAATCTTTGAGGAGTTTGGGCGTGGTTGTACTTTCCCTCAACTGATTGTTGATGGCAAGAAGACTGGTGGATGCAATGAAACCATTAACGAATTCCGACGTAATGGCTGGGTCTAAACTAAATAGTTGTGGTATCGTTAGGAGGTCAACACTTTTTGCATCCATTTAATACACGAGGAACCCCACGATGCTACAAGCAATTTATTTCTTTGTCATACTTGGTGCGTTCATTCTAGGTACTGTGGTTTCTTGGATTGCTAAGGATTATGTCGATGCCTTTATTGACAATGCAGCATACTCCAAAGCAATTACACACCCAGAGATGCTTGACGAAGATGGCAAGGTAAATCAGGAACAACTTCTGTACTTGCACTTCACCGATGATGATGGTATGATTGACGACGAAGATGACTACTAACTATGATTCTCGTTGATATGAATCAGGTTATGATCGCGAACCTGATGGTATCGTTGACACAATCTGATGAACTTCAAGAAGGACTGGTTCGACATATGGTTCTCAATTCGTTACGAAGGTATCGAAATGAGTTTCGTAAAGAATATGGCGAACTGGTCCTTTGTTATGACAGCAAACATTACTGGCGACGGCAAGTGTTTCCTTACTACAAGGGAACGCGAAAGAAAGACCGAGAGAAGTCCAAGCACGATTGGAACAACATTTTTGATGTACTGAACAAACTGAAAGATGAATTCAGAAACTCTCTACCATATAAGGTTGTTGAGGTCGATGGTGCTGAAGCAGATGACATTATTGCTGTCCTGGTCAAAGAGCAGGGAGTCAAAAATATTAGACTCCAAAACAATATGCAACCAGCCCAGAAAGTTTTGATTCTTTCTGGCGATAAAGATTTCATCCAGTTGCATCGTTTTAAGTTTGTATCTCAATACAACCCTGCTTTGAAGAAATATGTGGGTGGTGTTGATCCATTCATATACATCTCTGAGCACGTCCTGAAGGGCGACAGGAGCGATGGCATACCCAATGTCCTATCTGACGACAAATGCCTGTTAGAAGGGCGTAGACAGCGACCTCTGGGCAAAAAAAAGATCGAGTCCTGGGTCAATCAAGATCCCGATCAGTTCTGTCAAGATGAAACCATCCGCCAAAACTATGAGCGAAACAAAATGCTCATCGACTTCACGTTTATTCCCAAGGAGGTTGAAGAATCTATTATAGATACCTATGAAAGTTTCGACCCTCCAGCACGAAAATACGTTTGGAAATATTTGGTCGATCACGAACTCAATGATTTGCTCCAGAATTTAGGAGATTTTTAACAATGAAACTTATGATCTCAGAGATCCTTCAAAAGGCACACAACGCCAAAACAAAAACCGAAAAGGTTAAGATCCTACAGCAGAATAACAGTCAGACACTTCGCTCCCTGTTCATTTGGAACTTTGATGATAGTGTTCAGTCCGTTCTTCCTGATGGTGAAGTACCGTATACTAAAAATCCTGCTCCTCAAGGGACGGAACATACCCGTCTGGAGACTGAAGGACGTAAGTTGTACTATTTTGTCAAGGGTGGTGCCGATAACATTCCTATGATTCGTAGGGAGTCTATGTTTATTCAGATGCTTGAGGGTCTGCATCCTGACGAAGCAGAAATTCTGTGTCTGGTTAAAGACAAGCAACTGCATAAGAAGTATCGTATTACTAAGAACGTTGTATCTGAAGCGTTTCCTTCTATCAACTGGGGTGGTCGCGGTAAAACTGAATGAGTAAATTGAGGTTTGTCGCACAAAGATGCAATCCTGAAGTTGCAAATGATAGGTCTTTACCATACACATCATTCTTAGTAACGTATAAGTTGGACGGAGAAGTGTGCTATGATATTGTCATAGCAAATAAAAAGAGTGATGTGTTTGATCACTACTGGGATCATTACAGGAACGATCTAATCACATTTGTTCAAACTGAAGGAAGAGTGAATCCTAAATTATGGAACCCCAAAAAACCAGGAAAATGATTTACAACTTTCCTAACAAGAAAGTTGAAAAGGATGATGTACCTGCAGAGATTGTCACTGCAGAAATGGTAGGTAAGTTCATTGGGATTTACCTACTCGGTCCTCTTTTCTTTATGCTAGCGTGGAATTATGTGGTACCATATCTTTTTGCAGTGAATGGTATTAACTATTTGCACGCCTTTTGTATTATCTTTATGGTGAAACTTATTCAGAATGACTAAACCCAATCTTGAAATTGCATCTCCTAAAGTTTGTCTGGTATCTGCCACTCCAGATGCAGAGAAAACTATGGGATATGTTGCTCGCGTAAGCAACCCCAATAATCAAGAGAATCCCAACGTTGCAGGTCTTCTCTCGTATTGCATCAAGCACGGGCATTGGTCTGTGTTTGAGCAGGCGCATATGACACTGGAGATCAACACTACTCGTGGACTGGCAGCTCAGATTCTGCGCCATCGTAGCTTCACATATCAGGAGTTTTCCCAGCGGTATGCTGACACGAATCTCCTCACTCCACAGATCCCCGTCCCTGATCTACGCTCTCAGGATCATAAGAATCGTCAGAATTCTATTGATGACATTGATACTGAGAAGAAAGCGTTTCTTCAAGGACGTATCCATCAATATTTTATTGAGGGTATGGACTTGTACAATGAACTGCTTCGAGAGGGGGTTGCAAAAGAGTGTGCTCGTTTTGTTCTTCCGCTCGCTGTGCCTACCAGATTGTATATGACGGGATCGGTTCGGTCGTGGATTCATTACATTGATCTGAGGTCTGCTCACGGAACTCAGAAAGAACATATGGAGATCGCTGAACTTTGCAAGCAACACTTCATCTGCCAGTTCCCCACTGTTGCTAAGGCACTTGAGTGGTGTGATGGTGATTGTGGGTGCTCTGAGAAACTGGATGATTGTGATTGTATTCAACCATCATTGAGAATTGATTAATGTTTAAGGAAGTTACGCCACTATTTCCCACGCCACTTTATGTGGCACAGGATGATGATATGCCTAATGTCCTGGATAGTTTGTCTGATTTAGAACGCAGTCCATATGGATATGCTAATGGTGGAGAACGAACTGACAGTACCAACATCATTGATGAAATTCCACAGGAGTTGAGTGAGTGGATCTATAGTCATATCAAAGAGTATGTGTATGGTGTTCAGGGAATAAGTACCGAGCACCATATTCAGATCCCAAACTCCTGGATTAACTTTATGCATAAAGATGATCGTGCTCATCCACACGATCACTGCAATAGTATTTACTCTGGTATTGTATTTCTCTCTGCTCCAACAGGATCTGCCGAGTTGATCTTTGAGAAGAATAAGTACAAGACTATCGAACCAACGATTGCCGAGTACAATTTATATAATTCCCACATATATAGAATCACCCCACAAGACGGGATGATTTGCATCTTCCCATCAGATCTAGTACACTACGTTGATGTGCACACCTTAGATCAACCTCGTATCAGTTTGGCATTCAACATTTTTATTAGGGGGGAATTTGGGATGCATACAAAACGTTTGAACCTTAAGTAAATGCCTACCTACGATTTCATCAACAAAGAAACGGGAGAGATCACGACAGAGTTTATGTCGATCAATGATCTCGATAAATACAAAGAAGACCATCCTGAGTTGGAGCGTTACTTCGGTAATCAACTTAATGGAACTGTATATGGGAAACCACAACAGTCCGATGGATTCAAGTCAGTGATGCAAAAAATTCAAAAAGCACATCCTGGCGCTAACCTTAGTCGTTTTACTTGATTATGCCAGCACCTAGAAAGCGGAAGTCCCCAGTTCCTAATGGTATGACTGCCAAGCAAATGCGAAGGAAGAAACCAATCAATCTTGATCATCTCAAGACGATCGAACCTCTTACAGAGAATCAGGAACGAGTTTTTAATTCGTATGCAGAAGGTAAGAACCTGATCCTTCACGGATGTGCTGGTACGGGTAAGACTTTTATTGGTTTGTATCTTGCTCTGCGTGAAGTGTTGGAACCATCTTCTCCATATGAGAAGGTTTATATGGTTAGATCTCTGGTTCCTACCAGGGAAATTGGTTTCCTTCCTGGAGACCACGAAGACAAGAGCAATCTTTATCAGATTCCTTATAAGAATATGGTAAAGTATATGTTTGAGATGCCCGATGACGGTGCATTTGAAATGCTCTATGACAATCTTCGTTCGCAAGAGACTATTTCTTTCTGGTCCACCTCGTTCATTCGCGGTGTGACTATGGATAATTGTATTGTTCTCGTGGATGAATTCAGTAACTTGAATTTTCACGAACTTGATAGTATGATTACTCGTGTGGGTGAGAACTGTAAGATCATCTTTAGTGGTGACTATACACAGTCCGATCTCGTCAAGTCCAATGAGAAGACAGGTGTTCTCGACTTTATGAAAATTCTGCAGACAATGCAATCCTTTGACTGTGTTGAATTTGGTATTGAAGACATCGTGCGCTCTGGTCTTGTGAGAGAATATCTCATCAGTAAACTCAATCTCGGATTCTAATTATGTTTAATTTGGTGGGACCTCCAGTTCCACTGACTGAAATGAATGCCGTCACTAAAGGTGACGGTCTTCGTCTTTATGAAGTTGGTGATGGTAAATGGTATCCTTCTGTGACGACAGTAACAAGTCATCGCAAGAAGGATTCCATTATCAAATGGAGACAGCGTGTTGGTGAAGCAGAGGCTAATAAGATCTCTGGTCGTGCATCAGCACGTGGCAATAAGTTTCACCATATGGTAGAATGTCATCTGAAGAACGAAGAAGTTAAATTCGATGACAGCAGTCCTTTGGCGTCTTTTCTTTTCAAGACGGCGAAAGATACTCTTGCTCGGATTAACAACATTCATCTTCTGGAAAGTCCTCTCTATTCTGATACGCTTCGTATTGCTGGTCGCGTTGACTGTATAGCAGAGTTTGACGGTGAACTTGCCGTCATTGACTTCAAAACTTCTAACAAAGAGAAGAAAGAATCCTGGATTGAGAACTACTTTGTTCAGGAGACTGCCTACGCTGTGATGTATTACGAGCGTTGTGGTGTAAAGGTTGATAAGATTGTTACACTGATAGCAACTGAGGAAGGTATGATGCAGGTCATCGAGAAGTATGATCTTGACCACTACTATTCTCTACTCAAAGAATATGTCCACGAATTTATGCAGTCCAAACCGCTTATCAAATGAAAGACTTCAAAGACAAATTTATGACACAATCAAAGTTTTCTACGATGGTCGAAAACGTGGTGAAAAATAGTAATGGGCTGGTCAACTATATTGACGCAGTAATTGTTGTCTGTGAAGAACTTGAGATTGAAGTAGACACAGTTAATAAACTCATCAGCAAACCGCTGAAGGATAAAATAAAGTTTAATGCCCAGCAATTAAACTACGTTAAAAGAACCTCAAGAGGAGTGTTACCAATATGAGTGAACCATTCTACGAATCTGACGTAGTTCGTGACGAACTCAAAGAGATGGAAAATCTCTACATTCAATTAGCGAAGATGTCAATGCACTTCAACTCCCTTGAGGAGGATGAGAAGTTGGATCACATCGAAAAAACCTTGGAACTCATCGCTAAGCAAAAGGTTTTTTATGCTAGACTTGCTCTGATGTCACACGAGGACGAAGAGGCACGTGAAGTAAAGTATCGAATCGATACGATGACCGAGATGTACTCCAATGGGAAGCACATCAATCAAGTCCTGGACGAAATGGAAGAAAAACTTCTGAGTCTGCGATCGGGTCTTGACAACGACTAAATAGTACGTTACCCTTATTGGGTAGTACACACAACAAAAACACACACGAGGAACACACAATGTCTTTTGCTAATCTCAAGTCCAAGTCTGGTTCGTTTGCCAACCTGACCAAAGAGATTGAAAAAATGTCCAGTGGTTCCAAGAAGTCTGATGATCGCTTCTGGAAACCCCAAGTGGACAAGTCTGGCAATGGTTTTGCCATCATTCGTTTCCTTCCTGAGTCTGAAGGATGCGAACTGCCGTGGGCACAAGTCTGGTCCCACGCATTCCAAGGTCCTGGTGGTTGGTTGATTGAAAACTGCCCCACCACTAAGGGCGAAAAGTGTCCTGTCTGTGCTGCTAACACTGCTCTCTGGAACAGTGGTACTGAAGCAGACAAGGATGTCGCTCGGAAGCAGAAGCGTAAACTTTCGTACTACAGCAACATCTACGTCGTTAAGGATCCCCTGAATCCTGAGAACGAAGGTAAAGTGTTCCTGTACAAGTTCGGTAAGCGTATCTTTGACAAACTGATGGCAAAGATGCAACCCGACGAGAACGATTACGATCCCCAACCCGCCTTCAACCCCTTCGATCTGTGGAAGGGTGCTGACTTCAAACTGAAGATCAAGCAGGTTGCTGGTTACTGGAACTACGATGACTCCGTGTTCACTGCTCCTGGTACTCTC